CAATTTGTGGAAAGCTTGGCTCAGTAGTACCACTAGTGCCAGCAATAATACAGCTATAAACACGTCCGTTAGGAACAGTAGGAACAATTTGAGTTCCAACTTCATAATATGTATTAGCTTCCCAAGTAGAGAACCTTTTATGTTCATCAATTAGTTCTCCTAAAGCATTACTGTCAAGCTCTGGAAAAGAGTCAGCTTGGACCATCCATGATAATTTTTTTATTGCAGCTAATCTTGAAAGTGGCATCTTTATTTTCCTAAATGTTATATATTTATTTTACGATATATAGATTAAACATAAAAAAAGAGAGGATTTCTCCTCTCTTTTTTTTATCCTCCCCAGGATTAGTTGTTAGCAACAAGTACTGCAACAGATCCACAAACGGATGCTGTTGGAAGATCGTGATATTTAAATCCAAATCTTTCTGTTGCACGGAAGAACAAGGAGTCTGAGATGAAACCAGCTTGATCAGAAACTTGAATTCTAAGATCTCTGCGTGATCCCATAATTGCACCAGTACTCATGTTACCAAACAAAGCAAGAGCAGTGTCAGCAGCAGGAGTTGGATCAGCACTCAATACCTGAGTATAGATAACAGGATATCCAAAGAGTGTTGGGTTTGGTCCAGGAGCTGCAGTAAGATCAAAGAAGCCGTTACCACTAAGAGCATCAAGATCATTACATACAACCTGTTGGAAGAATGCACGGTTCATATAGAATGCACACTCGCCTGGACGATCTGCATACTGAGGAATAGCAGCAGTCAATTTACGGAGGTCAGCAAGAGTAGTTGCATTCCAGTCGCCAGTTACGTCTGCACTAGTGTAAATCCAACCTGCGTTAGCACCACCGTTGACAGCAGCAATTGCAGGGATAACACCAGTAATACCACCATATGTTGAAGTACCATTACCAGTAAATGTAGCAAGGTCCTCATTATATGCCATTACATATGCCATATCTTGAGCAAGTGTAGCACCAACATCAACAATGCTATCTTCTTGAAGTTCTGAAGATACTTGTGTAAGAATAGCAAGTTTCTTTGCAAGAATTTCAACGTTAGCAAAGGTAATCTGAGATTGAGTAATGTTAGTGTTTTCAGCTGGCCAGTATGCAGTTGTTGAAGCTGTATTTTTAGGAACGTTAAGGTTGTCTGAACTCATACCCATAACACGAGCATTCTGTCTCATAACACCATACTGATCACGGAGGAAGATAACTTCACGAGCAAGAATCTGTGGAACTAAATATCCACCGTCTGCATCAGCTGCTTCATTCTGACCTTTAGTATAGTAACCATTTTCAACTAACCATTGATGAGCCTTTTTGTCATTACGGCCAACCATTTTAGCCATCATACCAAAAGCATAACCCATTTTTTCTTTTTCATGACGTGATTCAGGGCTGAATACTTTTACGTTCTTGTAAGATGAAGAACTTGGAATAATAATATCGCTCACTTTTTTTACCTCTGTAGTAGTAGCAGTAGGAACTTCAGAGATAGCTTTAATCATTTCAGCTTTCTTTGACAATTCCTCGTTTTCATTAATAAGGGATTTTGCAGATTCTAAATCTGAATTTTCCATTTCAAGAATTTGTGTGGCCTTGATAGCGTTATCAGCAATCTTGGCTTGGATTTCTTCAAGTGTCATTTTTTTTCCTCTATAGCTTTGCGCATTAGCTATAATCGATAACCTAAAGCTTTTTTAAGTAGATCTTTTCTTAAATTTTCTTTATCAATATCGACTGTTGTTGTTTTTATTTCTGGCTCACTTGGTATTTCTACATCACGCAGATTTTCCCAAACCAATTTTGCCAATTTTTTACTTTGGCTACGAGAAAGATCTAAAGCATCACGCAGGGATCTTTCACATTCTTTAATATTATTTGGAGAGTGAGATAACAAGCACTTCATGTTATCCATTTCCATACTCATAGTTGAATCTTCACTCATAGAAAGCTTATTAAATAAATCTAAACTTCTCATGTGAAATTCTTGAAGTATAGCATTTACAACCATAGGATCTTTAGAGCTTTCATAAACACCTAAAATTCCTTCTAAAGCTCTCTTATATAAACAATGCATAGAATCAGAAATAAGATCTTCTTCAATACCATCAAAAAGTGTCATAGAAACTTGTTCAGGAGATGCATCAACGGCTTCTAATCCTTCTACCATACCTTCTACGTCATCTGATTCTTCTTCTTCATATTCTGATTTCTTAGAAAGTTTTAATTTTTCTTCTTCAGTAAGATCAACATATTCTCCAGCTTCATTATAGTAACGTTTAGCTTCTACTTTGTTTCTATATTCTGCTGGGGTTGGGGTTAAGGATGCTTCTGCTAATGCCCATCTCTTAATCTCATATGATTTACCTGTTCTAGCTCTATCTACCATATGACTAGCAGCTCCAGAAGAAAGACCAAGTTTACCCATCTTAGCCATCTCATAAATCATTTTAGAATAATCATCAGCCATATCTAACTGGCCTCTTAACCAAACACCCATATCATCCATTTTGATTTGAGCATAACCAATTTTATTTGTTTTGAGTACTGGATCCATTCCGTGATTATAATAGAGTCCAATTCCAGCTTCTTTGCCGTTAGAAAGATCAACACCAAAATCAGTATTCTTGGTAAAATAATCTCCCTCTAAATCAGAATCACCATCATTACCAAAACGTACTAAATATCCAGAAACAAGACCGTCACTGTTTACTTTTATATTGTCAAAAAGAAATGTTTTAAAGCTTTTGATTGGATCTGGTATTTTTCTTAAAGCGTCTGCTCTATGAATGACAGTTTGCTCAGTAAGAACATCTGCACCATCACTATCCCTTTGAACTAATTTAATAACAAAAGCTGGATCATCAGGCGTACCAGTTAAAGTGTAACCGCTGATAGAAGAATTAACTTCTCCATCAGTTTTTTTATCAACAATCTTTCCTCTTGCATCACTAGCACTAGTACCCCAAGAGACATAATCGCCAACTTTAAGATCTTCTGGTTTTGCTTTTATCATAACAGTCCTCAAAATTTAAAACTTATAATATATTTTACGATAATTAGGATACAAAAAAACATTATAACTTTTATGTTATAATGTTTCTTATCCTATTTTCTGCTATATTTATGTATTCTTTTACTCTGTCATCTCACAAACTTCCATGATTGATAGTTTCTAATGTCATTAATGTTTCTTCTACTAACATTAAAATCTTCAGCTATTTCTTTATCAGAACGACCTAAGCTTATCATCTTTCTTATAGTCTTGACACATTCAGTTGTTAACTTTACTGTGTTATGATTACCAGATACTACGTTATCAATAATGTTTGAGCTTCTAGTATCTTCTCTAATGTGATCTGGATTAACACAGCTCTTATTATTGCAAGAATGACAACACTCTAATCCAGAAGATATTGATCTATTTAAGGACCATTCTTTCACTAGTCTATGAACGTAATAGAATTTTCTTTTATGATAAATACAAGCATAACCTGTTTTATGTAAAGGGCCTGTCCATAACCAACAAGATTCTGTTTTATCTACATGCTTCCAAATCTTTTCTTCTATTGTCATTTAAAATTTCTCAATAAGACTATTTTATCTAACAAGCTATAGTAAAGCATAAAGTTAGGAATGTTAGAATTTTCTAATTGTTCTTCCAACATATGCAAACTAGTAACAGCTATTTCATTACTAAGAATAAAAAGAAATAAACTATTGTATTTGAAAAGCTTTATTTCTATCTTAGTACTATTGTCTAATATGTAATAAACGCTCTTATCATTACCAGATAGTACATTTTCTACTAACTTTTCAAGAGTAATTGGTAGTTTATCAATATTAGTAGAAGCTTTTATATATTTATCTTTAGCTTTTTCTATCTTATCTTTGAAACATTCCTTACAATGAGGCATGTTAGGAGTGTCATAATAGTCTAATAAACCATAAAAAGGTTTACTTTTATTACATTCAACACATATATTAGGCAGGTTTTGCTTCATATCCTTCTATAAATTCCTTCTTTTCTTTTGCTGATAAAGCTTCAAATGCACTTAGCTGACCTAAAACATCAGAAACTAAATTGTGAACTACTATTCTTCTTGATAACATTCTCTTACAAAAAGAATTAATTACTAAATCTTTCTCTTCTTTGCCAATCTTTACCTTCTTCTTAGCAACATAATAAACTCCATCCATCTTTATAGTAGCTTTGATAGAATAAAAATCTAAGCTTTCTAAATCTAATTTTGTTTTCAATTTTTCCATATTTACATTATACCATTTTCTGTTATAAATAAAAAGTGAGGTAAGATATTTTATGAAGTTTTATTTGAAGAACCATACTCCTAATGAGCGTTATAGTTTTAATGTTAAGTATGATCAGTTTGGAAATATAGTACATAGAAAAAGTATTGATCAGAGTGAAAAGATTTTGATCGATGTTTTTGAGAAGGAAGTATTAGGCTTATTAAAGGAAGACAAAGAAGTTTTCACAATGATAGAGCTTGGTAGTAATCAGTGTTATTATTCTATTATGTTTAAAGCTATGTGTAAGCATTTTAAGCGTAGTTCTGATTGTTTCCTAGTAGAACCTAATCCAACACACTTAGGGAGAGGAATGGAAAATTTCTCAATCAATAATTATAACGCTTACTTTAATAGCTTGATTATTGGAGAAAAAGAAAGCTTAAAAGAAGATTTAGACATTAGCTCATTACCAGGAGGAAGTGAATACTTGTTTGGTTGTAAAGTAATGACTGTTCCTTTAAGCAGTTTTGTAAAGAATAATTTGAATGAAAACTGTGAAGATGAAGTAGATATTCTTCATATGGATGTTGATTTTGCAGAGATGAGTGTATTAGAGAGCGGAAAAGATTTATTCCATAATAAATATTTTAAGAAAGTATTCATCAGTACTCATAGCGTTGAGCTTCATAATAGAGCTAAAAACTTTATGCTAGGCTATGGATACAAATTAACTCATGAAGAAACTAATAACGTAGTAGGTAATGACAGGCTATTAGTTTTCAATAAATAAACTTGCAATGTTATAAAGCTGTGATATTATAACACTAGAGGTAGTTATGGAAAGTTTAGATTTTAGTAAGTTTCTTCTCTTAGTGTTGAGCAGCAATTTGTCTGATGATGTTTTAGACCAGGTATTAAGGAAAGCTGATCTTGGTCTATTTGATGTTGATTATGTTGTGAAGAATAGCAAATTAAGCGCAGATCAGAAAAGTCTTTTGTTAGCTTAAGAAAAAAAAAGGATCATTATTACTAATGATCCTTTTATCAAACAAAATAAAGTTATCAAAGGTTTTATACAATTATGCTATAGAATTCTCTTTGATGTAGAGGTTTAGTGCATCTTTAACTTCTGGATGATGATTGGTAAAGAAAGAAATAATAGATAGTAGGTTACGTTGTTTCACAAATGTTTCTGCTTTTGTAAATTCATAAACATTCTTCTTTAATGCCCTATAAACATCTTCATCACCATCAGAAAATTTTAAGATTGCATCGTATAAAATTTCTTTGCTTTTCATAAATCTAGTTTATCACATCTTGTAAAATAATAATGCACATGTATGGTAGAATTGTTCTGTTCCTATCGGTTTGCTTCTTTTCTTTTATTTAAAATAAAACCCTAGAAAAATCTAGGGTTTTATTTTTTGCCTCTGTAACTCAATTGGTAGAGTAATGGTTTTGTAAACCATAAGTTGCGAGTTCAAATCTTGTCAGAGGCTTATTCTTCTTCATCCTTTAGTTTCTGGACAATGTTTCTAGACCAAGTGAAACCTGCATCACCACCCCAAAGATCCCATGCAACTCTTCCATTACTAGGATATCCTTCTTGTCCACTATAGAATCCAGGAGCTTCTTTATCTACTTCATGTCTGCTGAAGAAACTAAACATTCTTACCACTGTTTCTTCTGATAAATTTTCACGATTCACTATTTGATTTGCTCTCCTTAAACCAATTCTAGTTCCACCATCAAATCCATCATCTTTCCATCTTAATGCTCTTCTTGCGTTATTAACCATTGTTTGATTTGGTTCATAGCTAGACTTTTTTTTTACGTTAACGTCTAAGAAATTTTTAAGGGGATCACCATTAGGATTTTGTGTTGGGATAAATAAAGGAGTAGCGTCTGGATGATAGATTTGTTCATCTGTTGGGTTGTAATCCATACCTATTAAACGTTTAGCTTCTGCACGGTCAATAATTCCAGCTTTAAAAAGTAACTCAGCTTTTTGTGCTTCCTTATAACTGTCATCCTTAAGTGCATTAATATCACTAAGGTCAAAGTCAAAGAAATCTCCAACCTGTGTTTCTGTAAATTCAGGAAGTAATTCTTGAGTAATGCTTTCTGCAATAACACGCAATAAAGGAATTACACCATTATCCCAAGCATT